GAGACGCTCGCGGATCACATCGGCGACCTGCTTCTGACCGGCGGTCTCGGTCCCCGGCGCGTTGAGCGAGGAGATGCGAGCCGCTTCCTGCAGGGCGCTCTTATACGCCTCGCGGAAATGGTCCGAGAGCTGACTGCGCACGACGATCCAGTGATCGGTCTTGCTGCCGTCCGGCGCGACCAGATCGACCTTGATACCTTCGTTGGCCTTGTCGCGCGTCTTGAACAGATCCATTGAACTCATATGCGTTACGTCGTCCGGGTGATCTTGAGGGTGGTGCCGGTCACCGTGTCCAGGATGCTCTGGTACGGAAGGGTCAGCATGATGGGACCATCGTCCTTGACGTCCGGATTCGAGCCGTTGTACTTCAGGTTGGGCACGAGGAAATCGTAGCTGTTCGTGCCGTCGGTGAAGGTGAACTCCAGACTCGACTCGGTCTCGTTGATGAACAGGTCCAGCAGCGAGAGATCGGTGAAGTAGGCGATGATCTGGCCGGTGACGTTCGCCGTGCCCTCGGTGATGCCCACCGCCGCTTGATTGCCGACGGCGAACTGCGCGGCCAGCTTGTTGGTGAACTTCAAGTCGAGCTGCGTCACCGTGGCGATAGCGGTGCCGCCATTCTTGATGATGCCGGTGAACCCGTCCATCGGGGAGGTGGTGGACAGCGAGCCGTAGGTCGAGCCGGTGATCGCGACGGAGGCGGTCGTCTCGCTCAGACCCACAACGGGAAACGTGACATCGATCAAGCCGTTCGGCTTGACGCTGAAACTGAAACCGTCGATCTGACATCCCGTCGAACGGATGTACTGGCCGATGTCGTCGAAGAACCGCTCGATGGTGAAGCTGGTCTGCGTGGTACCGATGATCAGGGCGTTGCTGGTCCACGCCGTCTGCATCATCGCTGCGGCGATCAGGTCATCGAAGCTGGTGGCCGACAACTCGCTGACGATGTCGCCGCCGACCTGGTAAGTGCCGTGCCGGTAATTGGCGATCTGTCGGTCGGCGCGAATTTCAGCCGACGCGAACCCCTGCTTGGTCAGCGCCAGGGTGGTCGAATTGTGGCGCAGGGCCTTGAAGACGGGAGTGGCGGGCGTCGTCCCGAACGTGGTCTCCTGGACGTACGCCATACTGTGGCGTGAACCGACGGCAAGAATCGTCATGCTGGGTCTCCGAAGATCGTAATTAGGTTATCGCGGCCCGGCTCACCCAAGCAGCCCAGTAGATGGACAGAGAAAGGCGACACCACGTATCGACCTTGCGCTTCATCGAAGGGCTGCATGATCGTACCAGAACATCCTGACCGTTGTAAGTGAGGCGCCGCCCCGCGACGAAGTAGCTGTAAGCGATGTCTGCGTAGGCATCAAGGACGGCCGTGCTGCCCCCAAAGACCGTGTTGAGGTCGATCTGGAAAACACCGACGTGCTCGTCCTGGCCCAGCGCGCCCATCGAATCGACCTTGACGGGTGCGGGGAGAATCCACAAAGCGGCCCAGTCCGAGTTGTCTGCCGGCGGCACGAAGTCGGTATTCTCGTAGGATGTCTTGGTGGTCGTGTCGATGCCAATGGCTGCAGCGATATAGCCCTGCACCAAGGCGCCCGTGATGTTGGCGGACGGCGTGGCCATCAGGACAGCGCCTCGGCTACGTCGTCAACGATCTGCTGCCAGCGCGCCACGTTGATCCGGACCATACCCTCGGGTGCCTGTTTCGAGTAGCCATAGCTATTCGTGCCGAACTCCAGGCCGTAGGCGTACGGAAGGTTGTTGCTCAGGTATGTGACCATGCCTGCGCCGCCAACCTTCGTGGCCATGTCGGCCGTGCTGGCATCGACGTTGGCCTCTCTGACCGATGAGTCGACGGCGTGCTCTTTACTGCCGTGCTTGCCCACACGGTCCTTCCCCCCGCTGCCCTTCTTGCCCGGCTCGAAGGCCACGCGGACGCTGGTGTCTGGAGCATCGACGGAACATATCCAGTTGCTGATCGCCAGGCCCGTGTCGCACGGCGTCCCGGCGATGATCGCGCCGAACAACGCCCGCTCCGCCGACCGCACTACCGCGTCGGTGTTGACGGCAGCCGTGGCGGCGAACGCGGCGATGGAAGAGGCGAAGTTGCCCATCACTTCCTCAACTGGGCCATGTAAGCAACGGGCGTCCCGGCGGGATTGTAGGGAACGATCTTGATGATGCCGTAGAGGGAGCCGTCCAGCGCGATCTTGTCGGTCATCTGGAGCGCGGTCTGCGGGTCGACCATGATCAGCTTGTCGGTGATCTGGATGCTCCCGCCGAGCAGCGCTGCGTAGGCATTGTTGATCTGGATCTCGGCGACGTGGATCGGAATGGTGGTTGTGGAGCCGCCCGTCACGGTGCCGGTGATCGGACTGAGCGTTCCAGGCGTCGTGCGCGTCAGGTTCACCGTCATGCCAAACTCGTCGTCGCCCAGCAGTTCGACGGCGACGGCCGCCATGTCGTCGTAGAAGGGATTCGGAGTGCTCACGCGCGGATCAGCGCCGTGCCACGCAACACAAGCCCAGCGGAACTGAGAATGGAGTCTGCGAGAGGGTACCGCGGCATCGCAAACCCGGCTCCGGCCACGTAACTGATGTCCTTCTCGATCGGCCCGACCTTCTTGCGGCTGCTCTGCACTTGAGCGCCGGTCGCGTCGTAGGTCGGGTCGGGTGCCAGGCTGGCGACGAGCGCGCGCAGGGCGTACTCGGCGGTGGCGAACTTGACCTCCTGGGGAACACCGAAGACGATCAGGCGGCTGATGTCCAGCGCGCCGATGCGCGGCCAGTTGGTGGTCTGTGTGCGGGTCGGAACGATGCCCACGTATTGGAACCGGCGGTCGACGAAGTCGGTGGCCTTGACGATGGCCCACTGGATCTTCGTGTCGGTGTATTGGGAGCCGGTCGTGGGGTCGATGATACTGTTGCCGCGATCGGCGTGATAGCCGATGAAGGTCGGCTCGTCGATGTACGCGTTAGCGCACGGCGTGGCGCCCGTGTCGTCTTGGACAACGAACGCCATGACTCACTCCTTAGCAGCCGTCGTTGCCCGGTCCGCGCAGAACCTTCTGCGACAGGGCGTTGATCTGGCCCAGGGGCTTCTCGGCGGAGCGTGCGCGGGTCACGACGTTCTTGTTGCCGGCGGTGGCCGGGCGGTGCTCGACCGACTTGGCGTGCATCTTTGCGGCGGTCTGATTCAGCATGGCCATGTCATTCACCCTTCTTCTGGGCGGCCTTCGCCGCTTCACGATCATATCCGGGGAGTGCCGCCTGGACGTCGGCGCGGGTCACCCCGCTGGAACCGTAGAACTTCTCGATGGCGTTGAGCATCGGCTTGCCGGTGCCCGTCCAGTGCTCGTCCGTCGCCGGATCGAGTTCCTGGATCGCCTTGCGCAGCTTCTCGCTTACCGCGTACGTGGCGCCTTGACCGCTCCCACCATCGGGAGGACGCCCCGCGGACACGGGTGCTGCACCATCATTTGCTGTGACGACAACTGCTTGTGCGACGGGAGCTGCGTGAACACCGCCGTTCCCGTCCGCTTTCCGGTGACCGTGAGCCTGATCGACTGCATGCGCATCGCTGCTCTCCACTACGCCATGACAGCGCTGTAGGTAGGTGAGCAGGTAGCCCACCTCGTGAGGCTGGCCGCTCAAGACGGCGTGCCCGTGCTTGAACTGGACGCCCGCCAGGAGGGGACTCGTCCTGGCGAGCGCGCCTGTCAGCTTGACCCCGAGTTGCATCGGGGTTAATCCGGCATCTGGCTACCGGCGAACAGCACCGCAGGCGGCACGTAGCTGTCGGCGGCGAAGGTCGCGGTGAGCACGGCGCCAGCGATGCCGCCGCTGACGGTCGCGGTAACGATGTTCGACGGATTGTAGGGGACAGCGGTCGGCATCGTGACGGTCACGGCCAGGAGGTGGTCGCCGATGTCGTCGGCGATGGACGCCACGGTCAGGACGTTGGTCGAGGCGTTGTAGGCCGCATTGGCCATCGGGCCAGCGGCGTTCAGCGCGGTCGCCAGCGCGGCGCCGATCAGGTCGATGGTGTTCAGGGTGCTGGCAACGCCGGTCACACTGACGGCGGTGGTCAGCGCGCCGCCTGCGGTCTTGACGGTAACCGCGAACACCGCACCCGTGAAGTCGGGGACCGGGAGGGTGGCCGGGGTGACGGCGGTCCAGCTGCCGATCGGGTCGGAGCCGGTATACGCCTCGGCGATTGCCTGGGCCTCGCCGGTCGAGTTGGCGGCGACCAGCATCGTGTCGACGTTGTTGGTGAAAGTGCCACCGGACTTGGTCCGGTCGCGCAGGAGGAGATAGGGGACGT